CAGCAAATAGGCGGCTGCCGCGTCAATTTCGCCCTGCTGGTGCAAAAGGCTGTTTGTAATGTCTGTGGCCTGCACAAAATAGGTGGCTTGACTGGTCAAATCGTTATCAGTGGCGGTAGTGCTGTTTAATGCTGTGACCGTTGCCCGGTTGACTACGTGGCTAGCGTCAAACGCTATCTGAAGGTCATTGTATTTAGTGCCTATCCCGTCATCAGCGAAACTAATAACCGGCGCTGAAAGGGTATTACCTATACGCGGTTGAAACGTAAAAACGCCGTCACGGGCCATATAAACCCGCCCAAACTCTGCCGTTTGGTTAATTTGCTGAATATAACCCAAAGCGTTTGTAGCTGCCGGAATAGTAAAAACTGAAGCATGGCCCAAATTAACTGTGCCTATGTTGACGTTGCGCTCAGCGCCGGGAAATAAATTAACTTCAGGCAAATCTAAAACAGTTTCAATGCGCTCACCTGACGTTTCAGGGTCCACGTTCAGCTCATCTAATGACGCTTGGCTCAAGTTATAAAAGCCGTCAGCACAATTCAAAATAACTAAATTGTCGCCGCCCATATCAAATTCATACGTAAAATCAGTTATAACGCCCTTAAATAAATATTCACCTTCACGCGATAGCTGCACTTTGCGTAGCGGGGCTATACCCGGCTGATTATTAGCTGGGTCATAGTACGGGCTGCCGGGGTCATAAGGTGACAAAGCGCCGCCCGCTAGCTCATCATCTAAAACCACTTGCATAGTGCCCGCCGTGAATTGGTCACTGGTTCGTTCTCTGCCACGCCTATAGCTAATAGTTTTAACAAAATTGGTAACGTCAGCAAACTGCGTATTAGGGCCCAACGTATATTCAGTGTTATTCAGCAAGCCTTTTGTGCTGTCATCTAACGTAAAACTGTTTACGTCCCAACCCGTATCTATTTCAAATAGATAATTACCGCTTTGAACTACTGCAGTAGCCATTATGCAATTTGAATGTCTAGCGGCCCGCTACGCCGGTTGAGCTCTTTAAGCGCGTCTAGCACTACGTCACCTGACCGTTTAGCGTCAAGGCTCTGAGTGTTAATGGTGTAATTGTTGACTACCCCGGCTTGGGTCCCTAATGCGCCTGCTGTTTCAGCAAACAAAGCGCCTGCGCCTTTAATATCAGCAGGCCGTTTAGCGCCCGCTATACGCGCATTAGCTGCCGCAATAGCTTCTTCAATGCCCCTCAGGTACGCTGCGCCGTTATCAACGCCCGCCTTATAAAATTTATTAGCTGCTGCAAGGCCGATACGGTCAGCTATTGCTTGCACTTCTTCCACCAATTTATTTGCTTTGATTACGCCGTCAGCAGCACCCAACAGCTGTTTAGCAATTTCTGTTCCGCTTTCTACCCCGGCAGCTAGCACTTGGTCTAGGGCTTCTTTGCTGATACCTGCCGCCAACAGCTTTTCAGTTAGCACCCCAAATTCTTTGGCTTTGTCAGCCTGTTTTTGCAGCTCACCAAAGAAACTGCTGCCGCCTTCTTCAGCGCTGGCTTTAAAAGCGTCAGCAAAATCTAAGGTATCCGTAATAACTTTTTCTACTGACGTAGCAAAATCATCAAAACTACGCTGCGCTATAGCTAGGTTTTCTTCAGCGCCCGCTAGCGCGTCAGCCATTTCTTTTTCAAGGGCCTCAGCAGCCTCTTTAGTACGGTCTGCCAGTTTCTTTGCTTTATCGGCAGCCGCATTAAACCCGCTGCTGAGCCCTTTAATCTTTTCTTCAGTTTCTTCAACCTCTGGTTTAACGGCTTTTACTTTGTTACCAAAATTTTCTAGGCGCTGTTCAGCAGCCAAAATAGCGTTATTTGTGTTAGTGCCAGCCTGACTGAATAGCGCCATTTGGTACGCGGTAGCAGCAATTTCACCTCTTAACAATGCAAACCGATACTGAGTATTTTGTAGCGCGTCATCTATCTTTTTTTGCGTACTGTCAATTTTTTCACCACGCGCTACTACGGCCCTGAATAGGTCAATGATTACAAACAGCGGGGCTGCAAGGTCCACCACGTCCTGAGCCAGTTGAATAAAACCGATACTGATTTTTTCAATAACCGCCAAAATGTCAATACCGGCAACCTGAAACGCGGCAGCCATACCCACAAAAGCGCCCCGCAAACCTTTTTCGCCCAACTGTTCAACAAAAACGCGCAACGCTGGAATTACCCGGTCATTTATTTTGGCAACAAAATCAGTAAGCGCAGGCAAAATGGCTTGCCCAATACCTTCTTTAATTTTGTCTATACCAATACTGAGCTTGGCTAACTGGCCTTGAAACGTCTCTGCAGCCCCAGCAGCAGCACCCCCAAATTGTTCAGTAAGTATTTTTTGGGCTGCTGCATAGTCTTTGGTTTTTACTATGTTTTCATCTATCGGAATACCCAGCTTTTTCAGGGCCCCTACCTCGCCGTTATATGCCTTAGAAAGCGCAATACTGACGGTTTGCAGGTCTAGGTTTGCGCCAACCGCAATATCTGTAGCAAGTTTTAGCTGCTCTTGCGCTGTAGTGACGTTTCCGGTGGCACGGGTCAACGTTGCTAGTGCTTGCGATAGTTCGCCGCCGCTTATGGTAGTTTCCATTTCCAGCGCGCCCACAAATTGAAGGGTGCTGGCTATGGCTAGGTCTGTAGCGCCCGTAGTACGTTTGAGCTGGTCAGCTAGTAACTTATCTTCACGTTCAGCTTCAGCAGCGGCTTTGGCTGCACTGAATAGGGTGCCTGCAAGGGCTGTAGCTGCGCCTGCTGCAGCTATAGCACCCGGTACTACCGCTTTACTGAAAACGAAAGCGGCTTTACCTGCAACGCCTTCAATTTGTTTAAATTCTTTAATGGCTTTTTCAACGCCCTTGCCTACAAACTCTGTAACAATGGGGATAACTACAGCCATAGGTTTATTTTAGTCTCTTGCCTGTTTCAGCCATGACCCGCTTAGTAAGTTCCATAACCTGTTTTTCTACCTCAGCTTTATTGGCCTCATACGCAGGCCACAAAACCCGTGAGGGCTTACCGTAACGGAATTCAAGTACCTTAATCATGTTTGCGCCCTGTTCGTTATTGCCTTTGTTTTTACGGCCCGCAACACTGAAAACCCTATTAGCCATGCCCGCAAACTTGACCAAAAACACTGCCGCGTTTTGCATTTGCCCGGCATACTCACGCGGCTTTTTACCGCTTACTTGGCTCTTAATAAACTTGCCAGCCGTTGACCCTGACCAGCCGCTACTAGGCAGCATTTGAAAACCGCTAGGCGTTTTCCAGCCTTTAGCCCAGCCGCTCATAGGCGGTTTGCTGGGTAGATTTTGTTTGGCTGCAGCAACTACCGGGGCCGTAATCTTTTGAAAATCCTTAGTAACTTGCCGCCTCATTTGCGGGTTTAATTGGTTGAGCTCACGCAAAGCTTCTTTAAGCCCAACAATTTCAATACTGCCCTCAAAGCTCATTGGCGTTTATTCCGCTCTTCACTCACCTTTATAACGGTAGCCAAATCGCGGGTATCAAACGTTTCAGCGTAAAAAGGGGGTGCCCAACCAGTGAGCAACAGCAGTTCTGCTAACTGTCGGCGGTAGCCGCCCCGCCCGTAGGGTGGCTTTCTTCACTTTCAACCACCTCAAGCTCATCTAGCTTTTCAACCCAAGCGTCAAAGCTCTCTTTGAGGCCCTGAGCCTGCAAAGTAACCCACGCCATATATGCAAGGTCCTCTACTGCAAACCCGGCAGCCAAATCACCTGCACGGCGCTTGTAATGCCTTTCCCACTTAATAATTGTTGCTAGGGACGTTTCAACCAGCTCTTCATACTTTTTGCCAGCTGAAAGGGTGGTTACTTTTATTGTTAGCTTCACGCTGCTCTCGTTTCTAGTTGGTTATCAGGGCGCGGTTTGTTCGGAATAGGTGCCACCCGTCAGAGTGATTTGCACCTCTGACAAAGTACCCAATTCAGCGTTAACCACGTCAAAAGCCTCAAAATAGGCCCCGTCAAGCTTGAGCACTGGCGCAGTGGCTGAAGGTGCTGCAGCCACTGGCGCAACCTCAAAATAAACCTGAGTGCCAACCAATGCGTTAAGCGTTGCGTACGTTTCGCTGCTGGCGTAGCTCATCAAAAACGTTGCAGTGACCTGATTATTGAACAGGCCCCCTACGTAGCTGCGGGACGTAGAACCAAACGCCGAAGCGTCAAGGCTCTCACGGCTGCGGGTGTACACAACGCTCTTGCACTGGTCTTTTAGGTCAACCGTTGACCCAGAGCTAGCACCAATTTTGACGGTATCCGGGTTTGCAAAATACGTGGTAGTTGCCATGAGGGTTTAATCCTTCCGTTTCTTAG